GGAATCATACTTTCTAGTTCTTGGTTGCGTAATTCGAGATCCCAATCCATAGGAACCCCTGCAATAGTATTGAGGTATTTATATCCACTTTGATAAAACCATCTCTACAGATTGGTCTGCGTTAATATTCTGCTCAACTATTTCAAACCCTTCTTCCTGTGCAGAATGATGGATACACTCACAGGCATAGTTTTGTGCTACCTTATCTAAGAACCTTTCTACAGGTATGGGCTCATCCCATGTCTGTAAATCGGTTACTAATTCATAAGCTTCAGATGCTTCATTCCATCTGAATCCAATATCCTTCCCAATAGATATTTGCACATCTACTTCTTCATGTACATGGTTAGAAGGATTTTCTAATTTTTGATCTACATCAACTCCATACCCCATTAACATTAGGGTGTGTAGTAATGCTTTACGATTCTTTAACTTGGTTTTGATCGTGCTGAAGTGTGACATTTTTCTGTTTATAGTAGTCGGATGAGTAGATTCGTCTTTCCAAATCACCTAGTTTCTTTTCTAAGTTCCTTGTTATAGACTCACAAGTGTCACCGACAGCACCCTCGACTTTTTCTTCGACTCTGCCGTCTTGATATATTTTAAACGTTGCTTTAATTTGCTGTGACATTACCCAATGTGTAATTTTTGTAACCCTGTTTTGTAATTATATATGCAGCATCGTCTGCTGCTTCAGGTGGTACTATTATAACATATCCTATACCCATATTGAAAGTCCTCTTCATTTCTTCTTCAGGTACCTCACAATTAAGCATAATTTTCTGGAAAATTTCAGGTATTCTCCAGTTGTTATAGTTAACTTCAACCTTCAATCCTTTAGGTAAACACCTTGGTAAATTCTCAACCAATCCACCACCAGTAATATGTGCCATCCCTAATACAGGTACCTCATCTAACAACTCAGATACTAGAGATGTGTAGATTGTAGTAGGAGTAATTAACTCAGGAGTATCTTTCCAATATATGTTATGTCTCCATAGAGCATCATTGATAAGACTATATCCATTACAATGAATACCATTACTCTCTATACCAATAGCAATATCACCTTCTTTAACCAACCTACCATCTATAATTTCAGTCTCTTCTACGATACCAGTACAGAATCCTGCTAGGTCATACTCACTCTGTCTATAATGCTCTGCTGTTTCTCCACCTATTAATTCTACACCTGCCATCTCACATCCCGTTATGATACCAGTCATTATATCTTCCACATTATCATCTAACTTCTTTGTAGAAATATAATCTAAGAAGTATAAAGGTTTAGCACCACAGGTAATCACATCATTGACACACATGGCAACGAGATCAATTCCTATAGTGCTGTAATCATTAGCAACTCTGCATATATTCATCTTAGTCCCTACACCATCAGCACCAGAAACCAGTATGGGTTTCTCATACCCAGTGGGTAGTTTAAATGCACCACCAAAACCACCGATGGAAGGTGCTTTGACCTTTAGTCTTTCAACGAATGCATTACCTGCATCGATATCAACTTGATACTTCATACTCTACATGTGTGTTCAGCAGTAGGATCCCAGCAACCTGGACAATCATACTCCTCTTCATAACTTTGTAATTTATGTTCTAGTGTATCATAATAAGTTTCATTTGGAAAGTTGTACTTGTAAAATGCACAAGCACGTAACAAATGGTCTACATCCTTTTCGTTAAATTGCATCTTCTATCTCACAGTTAGGGTTAAGATCTTCTACCATTTGACCACCAATATCAGACCCTGCATCCATACCTATCATCGTAGCAGCACCAGCAAGTACCCAACCAACATAAGGAATAGAGGCGAGACCAGTATTAGCAACACCAGCACCGACGCTTGCACCGACCATTCTACCTGTTTGTTCACCTCCACCGACTGCCTTGATGCACGCGATAGACTTTTTTGATTCTGAGGTGTCACCTCCTGCAACACCTGTGTGATAACTTCCTTCTGCTGTAAACTGCCTTTCCCTGAGAAGAGTGTTGTTACCCAGTCCCAGAAACCCAGCTTTCTTTTTAATTTGTTCTTTAACCCCCATGACTAATGGGGCATTAGCACGATAGTTTACTTTGTAACCATCCTTGTTTGCTTCTACAGTATAAGCAGTGTATTTACCAACAGGCAAATTTAATTGTGGTAGTCTTTGACGAGTGGCAAGCAGTCCGATCATACCAAGATGAGATATCCCAATCAAACCACCAAGACTAATGCCAATCCATTTATTCATTACAATCTGGTAAGTATATTATATATACTATTTTACTGTGAGGGAAGGAGTCGAACCTTCAAGTCCCGCCAGGAACAGTAGTTAAACAGACTACAGCGTTTACCGTTTCGCCACCTCACAAGGTAGCCCTTATTTAAGGGCTGAAATTAGACGAGTGACTCCTATTCCTCCACCACTTCTAGGGAAGAAATCGAATGATAAGAAGTCTTCTAATTCTTTTTCTACTCTACTTCTACCAAATTTATCGATAATAAGTTGAGCATACTCTCCATTTGATATGGTGTAGAAGGTATCACGCATCTGATCCTTGTCGGTACTTCTTTCAGCACTACCGATAGTTTCCATACCACCTAAGATAACATCAATCTTTCTGCTGGTACCATCATCATTCCTAGACATATTCCAGAAAGGTGATGTCCACTCAGGGAAATCAGTAATCATTCCTCGACCAATCTTTTTCTCATGGTCATGGTCTAACTCCTTAGTATTAAACTTGTTAGTCCAGTCATCATAAGTCATGATGTCTTCTTTATCTAATGGTAGACCTAACCATTCACATAGTTCCCACTCCATGTCTTGAAGTTCTTTGACACCTCCCTTCATTTCAAACTCAAACATAGGGAAGATAGTCTCATGTCTACCTGGTACAGGATTAGGCTCTGCACGATATGAAGTAGAGACACAGAAAAACCCTTCTGCTGAAGGGTTGGAAAGTAATTCGTGCTCTAACCACATCTGACCTGTTTGAGGTAGTGGCCAAATATTACCACCATATTCATAACTTGCTACAGTCTCAGGGTCTTCACATGCTGCAAGGATACTCAAACGGTTTTGTGTGTGGACTTCATAAAAATTTTTGGACAAAAAAAATGACCGTAATTCGGTCACAACATCCGTAAACTCCTTTGGGTCAATCAAACTTGTCATTATTTTATGTCAAACTGATGTATTTATAACATAAAAAAAGTGGGAGGTTGGATTGCTGTGTTACCAACAAAGAACGGGCATTACTACAGTAGTAAATTTTACGTCCTTGCCTGAGACCCGACTGGTAAGTCGATTCACCTCTCGGTGCAGCACCACCTGTGTCTCATCACCTTAACCAGCTATATGCCAGTAAGTTTATTCAGTCACTCCCTGTGTCTCGTCAGACAAATATAATATAGCACAAAAAAAGAGACCCGTCAAGGGTCTCTTTTGAAATATGTAATCCCAGATTACATGAGGTTTGCAACTTGTACTCTTCTGTAGTACTTGTTAGCATTGGCTGTAAGAGCACCACTTCCTTGGGTAAGACCACCTGAGAATGGGTTAGAAACCATTCCGTAACGAGTCTTGAAGCCAATTTTTGGTTGGAAGGTGTCAGGATTAATTGCTCTGACCTGCTGTAGAGGCACATAAGGGCAATAGAATAATCCAGCATCATAAGGTGAAGTACCTTTATATCCAGCAACGTAGTAATGCTTATCAGCAACGTTAGCAGAATATGGGTCAACGTAAACCTTGATACGTCCGTTAAGAGTACCAACAAGAGTTGAAGATGTATCATCTACACCAGTCAAGCTGTTGTTACCATTAAGAGCAGGAGCGTAGTCAAGAACGCCAGCCATTCCAAGAGCAGAAGCCACATCAGCAGAGCAGATGAGGATGTTGCCCTTCCCGCGACGAGTTTGCTGACCGATAGCGTTAGCATCTCGCTCTATCTGGAATAGAAGACCTTTAAATTTCTCAACAGACCATCTACCATTGGAGTCAACGTCTAAGTCAAACTTACCAGCAGTAGCTGTGTTGTTTTGAGCACCAGCAACAGCGTTAGTATAGATTGTTCTAACGACTTCCCTGTTGATTTCAGCAAGGATTTCTGTTGATAGGATGTTTGCAAGCTCCTGCTCGGCATCCAATCCATGAATTGCCTTGAGGTCTTGAGCCATCTCTATGCTGTACTCAGCTTTTAACGCACGGGCACGAGCAGTAACAGTTACTTTCTCGATTGAGAATCCCATCTCACGGAAGGCCGTGTTGGTGGCATTGCTGTCATCAAGAGCTTCAACTGTAGCAGTTGTCATACCAGTAGCATCACCTGTCTGCTCATATGTTCCAGCAGGGGAATCATTGAGTAGTGCAGGGTTGTTGCCTTCTGCGTCGTTGTTTGCAGATGAAGAAGCACCTGGATCGTAAGTGTTTCCACCACCTCCAGAGAAACCTGCGTTAGGCTCATCGAAGAATGCTTCATCGTAACCACCAGCGGCTGGAGCACGCTCTGCACCGTAGTTGGTTCTCATTGCAAAGATAAGTCCTGTAGGACCTGTCATTGGTTGTACGCCTGCAACGTCATATGCAATAAGCATAGGCATTGAGCGTCTGATTAGGCTAATCAATACTGGGTCGAAACCTGCAACTGGACCAGTTGCTGTGTCGCCAGCAGTGTAACCTGTGGTTTGAAGAGTCTCAGTAAGTATCTTACCCTCTTCACTAATTGCTTTTTCTTGGTTTTCAAGAAGTTGTGCGACTACGCCTTTCTTATAGGTATCACCGATCTCTGGAAGAGCGTCGTGATTCAGAACGGGTGCCCACTTTTCTTGGAGTGATTTAAGTGACATTTGTCTCCTCTAAAAGTAGTTATTAATTTATAATCATTTAGACCAATTGCTTAGTGCATCAACATACTTAGACATTGATGTGCTATTGGTATCTTCCACAAGGGGTTCCCCTTTGTCTTCGGTAGGATCCGCAACCTCGGTTGCTTCCTTGCGAGCAAAGTAGCTTTCCTTGATTGTCTCGACCTTATTTCTAAAGTCTTCTTCAGTTTCAAACTCAACACCCTCGGCTAGAGAAGCGAGCTTCTCTCTCTGAGTTTCAGCAAGACCTGCTGATACCTCATTCACGATTTCCATTCTTGTAAGTTGTCCCACTCTCTTATTGAGTGCAACGTTAGCGTCGATTTGCTCATTGAGTTTTGCTTCCATCTCATCAAGCTCTCCAACCATACCGTCAAGTAGGTTGAATTTTTCTTCGGGCACAGACATGTTGTGCTCTACGAAGAGTTCTTTTAGACCAGCAAAGAATGATTCTGACATCTCTACCTTAATACCATGCTCGACAGCTAGTGCATTTTCTTCTAGCCAAGTCTTAGCAGCGTAGGAGATGTAATCATCAACCTTTTCGGCCAATTCTGTTTTGATTTTCTCTGTTTCTTCAGACAGAGTTTCGTCAAATGCTTGTTGTACAATCTTAAGTTCCTCGTTAACCTTAGAGGTTACTGCGGCTTCAAAGATCGTTACGGCTCTGGCTCTGAATTCTTCTGATAATTCTTCACCAGCGACAAGAGCGTCAACATCTTCAGTAAAGTCGTATTTGGTTTCAGGCTCTTCTTGGATGACTTCTTCGTCATTCTCGACTTCCTCCTGCTTAGATGATGCGTCCGAAGGCTTCGTCTTCAGGGACTTATCCTTCTCTACACTAACAGAGTTAGCAGCAGATTTTCCAGCGTTTTTGGTGCCAGCGGCTCCTTCAAGTGAATCCGTATCTACGTGGACAACTTTCTTACCACTGCCACCCAGAGAATCAGATGACCCAGAGGTGTCAATCTTTTCGGCTGGTTTAGCATTTTTGGTAACAACGTTAGAACCCTCAGACACTTCTTCCATATTATCTAATTTCTGATTGTCAGACATTTGTTTTTACTCCGTTCAGTGCTTTAGTCTTTGATTATTTATAATTATAAACTCTTCAGAAACTTACTGAATGCGGAAACCTTCCGTTCTTGTAAGTTTATTAGAGTTGCCTCATCAATTTCCTGCTTAATTTGAGCAACAGCAGACTCTTTTAGTATGCCATTATCCCAAACCCATTCTTTTCCTTCCATGATTCCATCTACAAAAGCATCTGGAGCCGAAGGATCCGCTACTATATCAGCAGCAGTGGCAAGCATGAAGTCATCACAAACTACGTTACAGCCCTCTTCTTTCTTAAGAGAACCCATCCCACGACTAGAAACTCCTAGTCTTACACCCTCGTTAATTAAATTTTTAGCAATGTTACCCATAGGTGTTTCAAGTATCTTAGCTCTACCTATGAAGTTATTACCTTCTTGTCTGAGTGACTCGATCTTGTGAGATACACGATCAAGATTTATGCTAGGACCATCGGGATGACCTAACTCACCTAGAGCACGACCCTTTTGGATGTGATGCTCATCATATTTAGCGACTTCTCTTTCGAGAGTCTTGACAGGATACTTCCTACCATTTTTATTTTGAAGTTCAGCCTGAAGGAATACACCTTCTATGAAGTGATTCTTCTTGCCTTCCTTTTCCTCAGATAGAAATTCTACTTGAGTTATTTCTTCAGCTATCAGTCTCATCTTCGGGTTCCTCCTCTTGGTTTACTTCATCAGTTTCAGCAGATGCTTCCACTGAACTTGGTGTTCCAGGTGCTTCCTCTTCAGGAGGATCTTCTGGAAGACGCACACCAGATGTATCTACATCTGTTACTTCAGCATCACCTACTCCGTCAATAGATTTCTCTACTTCATCAGCAGATGCCTGAGCAGTGTCGTCTAGGTCAAAGCCCATCTGCTTTGCAAACTCAAGCTTCTTTGCTTGAATCATGTCATATGTAGTCGCTGAAATAGCGTCATTGGTGGCATCAATAGCCGAAGCTTTTTGGTCACCAAATATTTTATCTACAATATCAAGGGCTGCATCTGATGGCATAACGATAAATCCTAGTCAATACAACAACTATTTAGCAATTAAAACTCTGCTCTTTTCAAATCTGCGGGGTCAGGTTGAATTTCTTCCTGTGCAACCTCGCCTTCTGCGCCAGCAGCAGGGTCAATTCCTGCTTCCATTGCAGCTAATTCTTCAGGGCTTTGTATGATTCCTGCTTCAGTTTCTTCTTCTATCTGCTTATCAATTTCCTTGATCTCAACGTCTGTCTGCTTAAGTACTTGACGACGAATGTAGTCCACAGAGAAGTATTTGCCTACAAATGGATCCATTGTAGCAACTTGATTCATTCTCTCATTGCGGATTTCAATCTCTTTTAATTCTGTGAAGTAGTTGTCAGCAACATAGTCAAACTGAACATGCTCCTTCATGGTATCCCACTCTTCAAGTGTTACAATACCTTTAAGAACAAGTTGAGTTTTGAGCAAATCAATAAACATCTCAGAGAAACGTTTACGCAATCTTGCGACAAACTTCTGGAATTTAACTTCGTCTCTGGTTATCTCAGCAGCACGACCAATGTTAAATGTAGTCTCTGTCTCCAGTCTGGAGTTAGGTACGTTTAATGACTTATATAATTTCTTCTGGAAATACTTAACGTCTTCTAATTCACCTAAGTTTTGTCCACCTGGTAGTGTAGTAATCTCAGTACCTCTACCACCTTCTCTTCTAGGTAACCAGAAATCTTCTAGCATAGAAAGGAATTTCTTATCATCCTTAATCTCACCAGTGTTAGCATCATATACAAGTTTGTTTCTGTAACGACCCATTACCTCACGGAGGTATTGCTCTGCTTTATTCTTAGGTAAGTTACCAACATCAATGTAGAATATTCTACGCTCTGGTGCTCTTGACAATCTGTATATAACAAGAGAGTCTTCAATCATCCTTAACTGGTTGACTGCTTTAATTGCTTTATGCAAATGACTCAATGTCATGTTCTTATTCAAGTCCATGATACCTGAATGAACATAACAAATAGAATCTGGAGCAATCTTTAATCCCTGTGTAGGAGTTTGATTCTTCAGACCCTTTGGATCATATAAGAAGTATGATGCAGACCTTTGAGTCAACATCTCATTGATTCCTAATCCTGGTCTTAAATCCTGTTTCTTCTTCTCGTGCTCTGAAACCTTACGGATTTTACGAGGATCAATGTAACGTAATTCTATTAGACCTTCTCTAGGTTTCTTAGGGTCTATTACCTTATGATAAAATAATCTCCCATCAACATACCAGCGACGGAAGATTTCATAACTTCTATTTTCAAAATCTAATAAGCGAAGAATCTCTTGGAATTCCTCCCTCATTATTTTTTTAATCTTTTCTCCAACCTTTAAGTTGGACAATTCTAATTCTACTGGGACATCATCAAAGTTACCACAAATGGTTTCATTAACGATATCATCAACAGCAGCATCACACTCAGGTTGTAGAACCATCTCTCTATAACGAGAGATTAGTTGAAATTCATTTCTTACCTGACCATCAAAATCGATAGAGTAACCATAGTGACCACCCCCTGCAACGGGTTGTGATCCATCCAGGTTATCTTTTTGCACGAAGGAAGGCCCCTTTGGAGCCTTCTTCTTGCGATCTAACGAAAAACCAAATAGCTGAGACATTATATTTTTTGACTTAGTTTAAATCCCTACCTTATTTATAGGGGTTTTGAAGTCGGTTATTTCTTAGCCGCTTCAGGAGTCCAGTATTGGACTTGTAGCTCAACAGTGAATTCTTCCACTGCGTCGTTGCTTCCGAAGTCTAAGTCTATTGCAGCAACGTTACTTGGGAATACGTTGTAGAATTTATAACCTTTAAGAATCTTAGGAGCCTCAGTCTTATTACCTGTTGCTACAGTTGCACCTGTGTCTCTGGCAAGTTGCCAAACACTCATGTCTGCAAAGTAACCAGTTGAATCACTGTCGTCACCTAATGTGCCAGCAGCAGTAAAGTTTTCATTACTTGCTTGAATTGCGTCAACCCATAACTCGAATGCATTCCTTAAGACGAAACCAGAATCATTCATGATTGTGATTGTCCATGGCTCGAATGTACGGTCTCCAGCAATCTTTAATACTCTTCCTCGGAAGGGTACTTCAATTACTCCGATTTGTGATGCGGGTAAATTAGCAGCTCTAACTGTAAACTTTCCAAGGTTTGAAAGTGCTGCGTCGTTTATTATACCTGTTGGGAAGTTTAAATCCACCTGAAACAGGTTAGGGCGAGCGAAGTCGGATACAACACTTGCCTTAAAGTCATCAATAGTGCCTCTAATTGCCATTGTTTTTTATAGCTCCGTTTGCAACTATTTAGACTTTCCGCTTTTTTGACACAAAAAAAGAGACCCCGTAGGGTCTCTTGATTGTTTTTATTTAATTTAACCAGCAACCTCAGCGAAAGAAACGCCAGTTCTTGTTGCTACGAATGTTAGAGTAATGTAGTTAATCGTGCGAGTTGGTTTCACGAAGATCTCTGCGTAGAATTCTCCACGGTCAACAGATGCTGGTGGGTTATTCTCCTCGTCACACTTGACTAAGAAGTCTGTTACACCACGACGACCTTGGACATCTCTCAAGTATGGCTCAACAATGTTGAGGAAGAGATTTCTTTGTGCCTCATCGTTTTGCTCGAAGAGTTGTGTCTTAGCAGCAGTGCTAATAACTCTCTCGATAACAAGGAATAAGCGACGGACGTTGATTCTATCGAATGCACTTGCGAATCCTTGAGCAGTTTTGTCACCGAATAATACGATGCCTTGTCCTGGGAAGGAAACAACAGGGTTAATTCTATTTGCATAGAGGGTATCACGCTGTGTCTTGTTAGGTGAATATGCAATTTTAATTGCATTTCTTAGTCCACCACGAGAGAAACCAGCAGGTGAGAACCATGGTTCTGCAATCTCAGCAGTTTGAAGTACTAGTCCAGCAATGTCTCCGTTGCAAGGGACATAACGATAAACGTCATTATACTTGTCATAGATGTACTTGTAACCAGAATCAAATACGCAATAGTTACTTGAAGGTAACTGGTCGAAGTAATCAACTATATTTGTTGTAATTTGTGCAGGGTCAGTTATACCAATAACGTCTGCTCTTGTTGGTGAGAAGAATGCCATGCAGTCACGACGCTCTTCTACAATATTTGTAATTGATGTTGCCTTAGCAATAGCAGCAGCATCCGTTGCACCAGCTGGTCCAGAAAGGATGAAGTCAATTGTTTGTGATTCAGGGTCATCAACTAAACCATATGCAGTAGCGATGTCAGTATTAGAAACTGTATATACACCTGAGCCAGTTGTATATGTTGCACCACTTGCTAGGCGATAGTAGTGTGTTGAGTTGGACTTAGATCCAATTGTGATAGCACCACTTGGATATGCAGTAGTACCAGCAGCGGAACGAAGTAGGTTAAATCTGCGGTTGATAGCAGATAGTGACCAGTTACCATCTGAAGCAGTTGCGTTTCCTGTGAAAGGAGCAGCTTCATCAGATCCCCAATAGATGTATTGTGACTTCTGCTTGATAACTTCTTTGTAGTAGTTAACTTCACCAACAGAAGACTTACCGTCAGTTGCTTTAGATACACCAACGAATCTTTCTAAGATTGATCCAGGGTTACCAGTAATTTCTCCGTCAACGTCAACAACCAAAACATGTAATTCATCATTCTCTCCACCAACTGAGTTAGCGTAGATAGAAGTTCCAGGTCTTGGAGCAACGTTAATCCACTTAGAACCAGGTAGATACTCACGCTCTGCATACTCATTTCTTACTGAAGTAACAGTAGCAGCGTTAGATGCACTGTCAGTAAGAGCATCAGAAGCAGCGAAGTCGATGCTTGCTTTGTCCTTACCAATGTAAAGAAGACGAGTAATACCAGCAGTACCGATAACAGCAGTGTTACTTCCTTGAGTTACAGTCTGACCATCAGCGATGATACCAGTAACACCACCTGAAGGAATTGCAATTTCAAGTATTTTGTTACCTGCATCCCATGCTAGGACATCAACTGCTTCAGCAGAACCACCAATTCCGATACTTGTAGAAGCACCAGGTACGAATGTTCCAACTAGAGTTGTTACTGTTAGACGAATTGAATACTTATATACTTTACCTTTTGCACCAGATGCAGCAGTTAGAGCTAAATCTTCAGCATATCTCCACTCGTTACCTGATCCAGGAGCAGGTATTACAGCAATCTGGTCAGGACCAGCGTCTGTTGCGAAGATGCCTAGGGAGTTTCCAAGTAAGCCAGGAGTTCTCGATGCATAAGTCCAAGCGTTGCTATTGCTACTCTCGTAAGTTGTCTCGTAGTCTTGTAAATTCTTGATTAAAGGAGCAGTACCTGTATCAACAGCATTCTTCAATGCACTGTCATTGATACGGATAGTCTTTAAGATACCACCATAGGATAAAAACTGTGCAGCAGTAAACCAGAACTCGTAGTTGTTCTCATTCGGCTCACCGAAAACTGAAACCAGACTTCTTTCAGAAGCGATTTGCACAATCTCTTCGACTGGCCCTTGTGCAAATGGAGCTGCTAAAACTCCGATATTAAAACCAGCTGGAGCAGTTACGGTGGTAAGATCCCTTTCCTGTACTACTACACCTGGAGAAAGCTGATTAGAAACGCCCATTAGTAAAACTCCGTTTGATTAGTGCATCGTTTGTCTAAGAATATTTATAATTTTGAAACGTCACCTATAGTCCCACATGTAAGAACTGTCCCCGTACTCTCCTACAGATGCGGAATTCTCAGCAACCTTCCACACATCTCCCTGAGCATCTTTAAAAACTTCTTCCTCAAATCCGTCGCTCACAAAACCGAATGGAGCCATGTCTTGCTCAATTGCTTCTCTCTGATCTCTATAAATTCTTGCTCTAACATCAGTATCATTAAGCTCTTTAAAGTATTGCTGCATAGCAAGCCAAGCAAAGATAACCATACACATAGCAAGGTCATCGTTACATCCTTCTTCCGCTTGGAATGATTGTCCCTTTTGAATGAATGTAGTTAACTCTGCTATACATTCATAATCTGGAATCAATAATTTACTATCTTCTACTAATACTTTTAAGTTGGAACAACCAACTTGCTTAACAGCAGTAGACATCTTGACTCCCATCTGTGTCTTCTTACCTGAGAATCCTTGTCCTACCTGTTGTCCTGCTCTACCCCGCATTGCACACATGAGTAGATTATCATACTCCAAATCATACTGAATAATATCCGCTACCTGACCACCAACATCATTTACTTCTACTAATATGAATGCACCATTATAATTTCTAGCAACATCTACCAGTATGTTAGGAAATAGAATAGGTTTAACATCATTATTTCTATATCTAGCAACTATCTTATAGGGGATTGTTGTTGTATCAACCACCAGAAATGCAGAATAATCACCAGATACGCCCCTTGCAACGTCAGCAGTGATAACGTAGTTATGCTTTTCCTCGACATTTTCATAAATTGCTAGACCTTTGTTTTCATTAAGTGGATCTTCATATGTCATAGTCCTCAATGCAGTAGGACTAATAAGAGTGTCAACTGATCCTAAGAATTCACACTCAAACTCAACTTTGAATTGCTGCTCTGAAGTGTTTGCAATGGTTTGCTCTTTCCATCTAGCATCTCTAT